AAGACCTCACGCATAATAAGCGTTGAGCCAACGGCTATGCAGTTTGCACAACAGTTGACTGCTGCTCGTTTGGTGAAGAGTCTTGAACACGCTAGGCCGATGGGCCAAAAGCGTTCATCGCCCACACTCTACTCCCATTTAAACTTTAACGACCAGATTCCTAATCAGGAAGCTGCTCGTAAAGGATCTATGGATGGAAGTGTGGCAACGGTTGATCTCTCAGAAGCGTCCGATCGCGTCAGCGTTAAGCTGGTCGCGACCGTTTTTCGGCATAGTCCACTTGTTTTGCGACATCTCTTCGGATGTCGTTCGACTCGTGCTATGATGCCTGATGGAAAAGTCTTCCATCTGCGGAAGTACGCTTCTATGGGTTCTGCCTTGACGTTTCCAGTCGAAGCCATTTGCTTCCTCATGCTCTGCATCGCTGCAGTGTGTGATGAGCGCAAAGTCTTCGACCGTCTTGGTAGGCCTAGGTCCGTCGCAGCATTCGAAAATGCCCGAAAGGACATACTGGTCTTTGGGGATGATTTAATTATTCCCTCAGACTGCATCGTTAAAGTGAGCGAGTACCTCTCGGCTTTTGGCCTGAAGGTAAATTCAGGGAAAACTTTCTTTCGAGGAAGTTTCCGTGAATCGTGTGGAAAGGACTATGTAAACGGAGAACTTGTTACTCCTGTTTACTTACGTCAAGACCCACCTCTATCACGCAAAGATGCTAGTAAACTTGTTTCCTGGGTTCATATGGCAAACCGTTTTTACAAGAATGGTATGCCGTATGTTGCTGAGAAAGTAGCAGAATATATCGATACGATATACAAGCTACCCTTAGTACAAGAAACATGTTCTGGCCTCGGTTGGCACTTCTTCCGCGAAGCACCTATGCCGTTCTGGCGTTGGGATTATGAAACCAACACCTCCAGACAGCTAGTGCTGACTCTCGTCGAAGGATCAACGAAATTCAGCGATGAACTAGTTGATGAAGATAGACTCTTGTTCTTCCACTTAAACCGTGGCGCGGCAAGAGAATATCTCAGTGATCCAACTCGGTCACCTAAGAGAAATTCTCTAAAGCTTCGCCTTAGAAAGGTTCTTCCATGGTAAACCATGAAATCCTCTCTTCTGATTACGCCGTTGATAGTATTTCTACCATCATTGGCGTTCAGGTAACTCTTAGCGGTAGCAAAGGTGAGACGATCACCGATATCACGGACGAAGTAGTCCGTGCTATTGTGACTGTCTTGTCGATGCATCAGCAAAAGATACTAGGTGCTAGCGATAGCGAATTCTACAACCGAGCATACGGTATTCGTGATCTCTTTGATTACGAATCTCACGATGCTCGGGAGTAGGTTCTCTCTTAGGTAGCATTTTTGCATCACGGTCCCTCGGCTAGTCCGAGGAATCTTCCAGATGAAACTGGAAGAGGGGAGCTGCGTTGGCCACATC